CTCATCCCGTCCGACCTGCTCGGCTACGGCCGTGAGGCCCTGCCGCCCTCGCGCGACGTCATCAACAACGACGGCGACGTGGTCGTGCCGATCGACCTGCGCAACTTCGGCAACTGGCTGAAGCTGTGCGCGCGGAGCGAACGCCATCATGGCGGCATCGTTCGAGACCACCTACGGCACCCCGCCGAGCACCAACTACCGGAAGCTGCCCTTCGTCTCGTCGAACCTCGGCGAGGAGCAAGGGCTCATCCCGTCCGACCTGCTCGGCTACGGCCGTGAGGCCCTGCCGCCCTCGCGCGACGTCATCAACAACGACGGCGACGTGGTCGTGCCGATCGACCTGCGCAACTTCGGCAACTGGCTGAAGCTGTTCATGGGCCAGCCCACCACCACGACCGTCGGCGGCGCGCAGGAGCACGTCTTCTCCTCCGGCGCGATCAGCCTGCCATCCTGCACCGTCGAGATCGGCCTGCCGGAGGTGCCGAGCTACGGCCAGAACTTCGGCGTCCGCGGCAACACCATGCGGGTGCAGATGCAGCGCTCCGGCCTGCTGACCGCGACCCTCGGGTTGATCGCGCAGGGCGAGAACAAGCTCACCGCCTCTGCCGCCGGCACGCCGGCCGAGGCGTCGATCGAGCGGTTCTCCCCGTTCCAGGGCGCCATCACCCGCGGCGGCGTCGCACTCGCCTCGGTCACCGCAGCCGACTTCACCTACTCGAACCAGTTGGAGAAGGTGGAGACGATCCGCGGCGACGGTCGGATCGAGGACGCCGACCCCGGCATGGTGATGATGTCGGGATCGATCACCACCCGCTTCCGCGACACCGCGCTTCTGGATCAGGCCACGGCCGGCGACCCGGTCGCGCTCACCTTCGGATGGGTCACCGACGCCGGGCGCTCGCTCGTGTTCCAAGTACCGGCCGTCTACCTGCCGCGTGCCAAGACCCCGGTGACGGGCCCGAACGGCGTGCAGGCCACCTTCAACTGGCAGGCGGCCAAGGACAGCGTGTCCGGCAAGACCGTCATCGCCACACTGCGCAACAACGTGACGACCTACTGAGGTAGTCTGGCTCGCGTGGATGCATGAAAAGATGAAGCCGACAGGAACGTGAGGGATCGGCGCGCCGATCCCTTATGTGCGCCGTCAGCTAGCTTTGCGGAAGGCGCTCAGGTTCACCACCGCCTCAGTCCGAACTCGCGGGGGAGGCGCAGTTTCAGGAGGTGCTTCCACGAACTTCGCTGGCGACTTCTTCGATTTCCGAAGAGCCGTGTTCAGGATCAACGTTCCGGCCCCGATGAGCAGCACGATCACCGGAAGCGCGTAATTCACATACGTCGCGAGGGTCATCACTCTTCGAGTCCTATGAGATAGGCCAAGGCAAAAATATGTAGGACGATCGCCACCAAAACCCAAATCGCGCTATTGGAAATGATAGCCGCCTCGGTTTGATTGGGCGATAAGCCGTTCTGGTACGCAATCACGGGCGTCAGCACACCGGCAGCCAGAGATCCGCCTGATAGTGTATTGAGCCAATTTGCCGTTAGTTTCTGGCGTTCTTTTGAGGCCGCACTCAAGACTTATTCTCTTTAAATTCGATGCCCCAAAATACATTGTCTACAAAATCAGTCATATAAGCTGACCAATCGTCATCTAATTTGTGGTCATCGTTGACGGATTGGACAAATTGCTCCATCTTTGACTTCAAGTCTCTAACATATAAATCCGCCTCGTCGGGAGTGCGGTTTATACGCGCGACCTCAGCAATTAGAAGCCTGAAAGTCACCTCTGTCATAATACGCAGTATGACATGTTTTGTTGAGTCGAGTAATTCGGGCGACTTTACATTATCGGCCATCAGTTCGTCCCCTCAGGATCATCCCGATGCGGGAGGTAGCCGTGGCCGGTGAGCCAGTCGGAGAGGATGGCGCGAACAGCTTCGGGCCGCGAGCAATCCTCACCATCCCGCCCGACAAAGGCATCAAGCGCGGATAGGAGATCCGGCTGCATTCGGACAACAACCTGTGTGCCCTTGCCGGTTGGCGGTGGGCCGCGGCGCCTGGGGCGTGAGTGGGTTGCGAGTGACTGCATAAAACTATGATAGCACGGAGCCCGTGCCGGCATAGTGGGCTAGCGCATCCCTACTCAGGGCTTGCCGGTGGTCCGCTGGATGCAGCGGATCTCTGGAGGGTTCAGAAACGTCGGGCGCTGTGAGCCGGCGTCGCCCTCGGCGAGCGAAATAAGCATCGCGCCGAACTCCTTGCGACCCGCCTCGCAGGCCTCCTTGGTCGGGAAATCGACGCTGCCGGAGGTCAGGCCGCCGGCGGTCGTCATGAAAAGCCAAAGCATCACGTAGGGCATCGCGGCAGTCAGCACGTCGAGCCCCGTTCGATCAAGCTACAACCATGGATCTTCGCATGCTCAGACTGCCAGTTCCGGCGGACGAATCGTCGTGGCTCGACCTGCTGCCGGGCGTCCGTGTCCGTGTCCGCCTAGCGACGCCCGCTGCCATGATCGCCGCTCGCGCCGAGGCCGGGCAGGCGTACCGGCCGGAGCACGCACCCGAGGGCGAGGGCGCGCCCGACAATCGGCGCTGGAATGCTGCCGAGCTGTTGGTGCGCGCGCTGGCCCGGTACGCGATCGCCGAGTGGGAGGGGGTCGGCAGCCCCGAGGGCGAGCCGATCCCGGTCACGCCCGCAAACGTGGTCGGCCTGATGAAGGTCTGGCGTGCCTTCGACGCCTTCGACCGCCTCTACGTCATGCCGGTGCTCGCCGAGGGCGAGGAAAAAAACGGCTGATCGCCCTCGCGAAGTGGCACTTCGGCGGGGGCGCCGACTACTGCCGCGCCTGCGAGGATGTCTGCGAGGGCTGTCCCTACACCGAGCACGGCCCGCAGACCGCAGCCGGGCACGTCGCATGGGCGGTCGTCGAGCGCTGCGGCGGTCAGGTCCGAACGCACTTCGGCGGGGTCTATGGCCTCGACTTCACGGCGATCCTGATGATGGCCGCCGCGATGGGCGCGCCGGGCGCGCTGCTTTCCGAGATCCTGCCGGCAATCGAGCCGGTTACCGGGTGCAGACGGAGTTGCTGACCGCCGCCCAGCGCGCCGGCCGGGATGTGACGCCCGAGCTGACGCGCCAGATCGAGGAGTACGCACAGAAGGCCGGCGATGCGGCCAAGCGGAACGAGGAGGCACGCGAGAGCCTACGCGACGTGGATAACCTCCGCGGTGTCGGCTCCGACGGCGTCCGGTCCCTGGTGCGGGATCTGGGCGACGCCCGGAGCGGCGCCGACATCCTGGGCAACGCCCTGGGCCGCGTGAAGCAGCGCGTGCTCGACCTCGCGTCCGATAGCGTCGCGGAGATGCTGTTCGGCAAGCGCGGTTCGGCCGGCTCCGGCCTGTTCGGCTCGGGCGGCGGCATCGGGGGCCTGATCTCCAGCCTCTTCGGCGGAGGGTCGAGCGCCGACACGGGTATCGGTCTCACCAGCGATGGCGGCTGGTCGGGAGGCGGCTATACGGGGCCAGGCGATCGCTACGACGTCGCTGGCCCCGTTCACCGCGGCGAGGTCGTGTTTTCGCAGGATGACGTTGCTCGCCACGGCGGTGTCGCGGCGGTGGAGATCCTGCGCCGAAGCGGCGGTCTGCGAGGCTATGCTGACGGCGGGATCGTCGGCCGCGGCGCCTTCACCATGCCGAGCGCGGCTGCGATGCGGCCCGCCAACGGCAACGGAGCGCCATCCTTCAACTTCATCGACCAGCGCCCAGCGGGCTCTGACCGCCGTCGTACAGCAGGGCATGACGATTAACTTCGGCGCCCGCGACCGGGCTGTTGGCGATGCCTGGATCATCAACACGGTGGTCCCGAACGGCACGAACGGCGGGACGCTCACCCTCGCCGCCAGCGTGCCGGGCGGCTTCACCAACGCGCCGTTCCTCATCGACACGCGCGGCTTCAACGGCACGGACTCCAGCTATGCCGCAGCCGTCAGCCTGAAACTGCTAGCGACGCTCACCAACCTGCTCGGCACGGCCACCAACCTGTTCGCCGGCTCGCGCCAAATCGTGCTCGACAAAGTCGCCTCGACCGCTCTCGGCCGCCTCGCCTTCGCCACGGCCGGGCGCATGTGGGGGGATCTCTCCCACCGCACCTACACCTACACGCCAACCGGCGGACAGGCGGCCAGCTTCGAAGCGCTGGCCGTGCGCGCCTTCTCCGACGGCACCACACCGACCGACGTCCTGCTCATCGACCTCGGCACCGGCACGGGCGATCTGCGCAAGAACAGCGTGACGATGGTGTCGGGCACCACCGTCGATCTCGGATCGGCCCCGATGGGCAAGGTCACGATCACGGGCGCGGCCACCATCAACTCGTTCGGCGCCGGCAAGCACCTCGAACGGCTCGTGGTCTTTGCCGATGGCGGCGGCACGCTCGTGCACAACGCCACGGGCCTGATCCTGCCCGGCGGCGTCAACATCGCCGTCCAGGCGGGTGATTGCCTCCATGCCACCTCGGACGCGTTCGGCAACTGGCGGGTCCGCGACTATCAGCGCGGTGACGGCACGCCGCTGGTTCTGCCGGGGATAGCCCGGCGCTCCGGCTTCCGCCGCCGCACCGTCAACGGCAACTTCGCGATCAACCAGCGAGCTGTTGCCTGAGCCTCCACGACCTATCCGGCCGGCACGTACATCCTTGACCACTGGAAGGCGGGCGCGGGCGGCGTCACCCTGTCGTGGGCAGCCGCCGCTGGTGGCGACGTCACCGTAACCATCACGGCCGGAAGCCTGATGCAGGTCATTGAGGGCAACCTCTACCTCCCAGAGGGGGGCACCTACACGCTGTCGTGGGCCGGAACCGCTCTCGCGAGCGTCAACGGCGGTACCTATGCCGCTTCACCCATGACGGTTGGTGGCCTCTGGGGCGTCGGGCTGCCGGCGCCCGCGCTGGGCGCCATCGCCACCAAGAAGCGGGGCAACTCGTCCTGGCAGGGGCACACCGGCCTCGTGGTCGGCGCCAACAAGGATCAGGTGTTTCTGCTCGGCGGCAACCAAAGCGACGCGGTCAACGTGGCGGCGTTTAAGTGCTCCGAGATTGTCGCCTATCGCTGGCCGGCCGAGGTGCCGCTGCCGGCGCCGCACAAGCTGCCGACGACGATCGCCGGGGCGCGCTCGGGCGTGAGCGAGGCGTAGAACAGCGGGCCGGTTACGAGAGGGGGGCACGAGCCGACCCGCTGACCGCTGACCCAGGGCTGATCGGGAAGAGCCAGCGGCGTCACCTGATGCGCGACAGCCCGCTGCCACTCAAGCCGTTCCCGCTTCTCTGACTAACATTTGATCGACCGGGCCGGCCGGGCCCGCCGCGCATCCCACTATCAGGATCGACACCATGACCCGTGCGCTTCTGCTCGCGTCAGCGAGGCGTAGGGCAGCGGGCCGGCCCCCCTGCGGCCCCCAGGAACCGACCCGCTGGCCGTCTGCCCAGGAGCTGACCGGCAGCAGACAGGACGGCAGGAATTTGTGTCAGGCAGCAGGAAGATGATCAAGACATACCAATGGCTTACATCAAATGTAAGCCTGAGCCAGCAAAGCTTGCTGCCGGCCCTCTCGGGCGTGAGCGAAGCGTAGAGCAGCGGGCCGGCGCGCAAAAGGGGGGCCGGCACCGACCCGCCGGCCGCCTGCGCAGAAGCTCGACGGATCCAGCAGGGCAGCACGAGATCGTGCTCCGCACTGCGAAAGCGCTCAAGCCGCGCCTGAGACTTACTCCGTTCGTGAACCCGAGCCGGCCGGTCCCGCCGCGCATCCCCACCATCAGGATCACTATGATGACCCGCATGCTCCCGCTCGCGGCGCTGGCGCTCGCCTGTGTCGCGTCTCCCGCCTACGCCGCCGAGGTCGCTACCGTCGGCGACAAGCCCGTGCTGATCCCGTGGGGCGACTGGCTCGTCGCGCTCGCCGTGTCCCTGCGCGAGCCGATCCTGACCGTGCTCCTGCCGATCATCGCGGCCTACATCATCCAGGCCATCCGCAAGGTCTACCCGTGGGCCGCCCTGTTTCTTTCGCAGCGCCGGGTCGAGATGATGCTCGAGGCCGCCGTCGGCTTCGGCCTCAACGCGGTGAACGGCGCGGCCAAGGGCAAGACGCTTTCGGTCAACGTCGCGGTGCCGGTCATCGCCAAGGGCACGCAGTACGTCATCGACACCGCGCCTCCGGCGGTCATCAAGGCGGCCGGCGGTGCTGATGGCATCGCAGCCCGGATCTTCCGGAAGCTCGACCTCGACGACCACTCCAGCGAGGCGGCCGTCCTCATCCCGGCGCAGGAGCAGATCTCTGCGGGAACGGTGGATGCTGACGAGCTGCGCCGCATGGACGAGATGACCCGGCGCTAAGTCGAACAGGCGGAGCGATGCGCGTGACATGGCGAGATCATTCGGACGGCAAGTCCCTGGGGCCGAGGGCGAGACGCCTTCTCCCGGCCTCTCAAGTCTGCCGGGGGAGCTAGGGCCATGGACGAGGTCAGACCGGGCGGAGTTCTATCACGCGGGCACGCACGCGCAGCAGTGGTTCCTCCGCCTGGATCAGGCGGACGTGGAGGCGGTCCAGTACGCCGTAAAGCTCGGTTGCTGGGTGCGTTCGGGGGTGAAGTGGGGCCTGCGCGCCTTCTACTTCTTTACTGCCGGGCTTACTGCCGCCCTGACCATCGGCGAAAACTTACAAAAGCTGCCTGGGATGATCTCGGGTACTCTCTCCGCTCTCCGGGGGCTTTTTGGCGGATGATCACGCGCGTTCTCAGTTGGGCCGGCCTGCTGCTCGTGGCAGGCGGCGGGGCCGTCCTCGGCGGCTGGATCACGAACAAGCAGGATCCGGTGCAGTTTCTTAGCCGCAGGGTGCTGACGCCCGTCGTCCGGCCCGGCGATGACGTGAAGATCGAACTCGATAACTACCGCGTACTCCGCTGCCCGCAGACCACGTACCGGATCATCAACAAGCCGGACGGCGAGCGTAGTGTGCAGACCGACGACAAGCCGGCCGCGTTCGGCAAGCTCGGTCGGGACAAGTACATCGCCAGCGTGCCGACGCCATCCTCGACACCCTTCGGCAAGGCCACGATCTACAGCTACACGGTGCGCATGTGTAACCCGTGGGAGTGGATGTTCCCGGTGCAGTACGCCGAGCCCTGGCTCGATGAGTTCGAGTTCGGACCGGAGACCCGGCGCATCACACCCGAGCAGGGGAGGAACTCGCTCACGCGATAGCTACTATTGAGCGCACGCATCTCTGGATCGGCAACCGGTGAACACAGGTAACCTCGGTATTGGCTGGGCGCCGGGTTGATCGCTGCTCGCTACCACCATCGTAACTCTGCTCTGATTTGTGCGCCGCAGCGGCGTGATCGTGCATATGAATAGATCTTTAGATCAAGGAATACAATCTTACGTAATTCGGTTGCGATCTCGTCTGCTCTCGAAAAATCAGAATACCATCCATCACACAATTCCGGGGTACTTCTCCTCGCATTAAACAGTTGCTTTGACGACACACTACTGACCAAATCGCCCGTATTATGATCGACAGCCGAAATTTTCCCATCAAATGTTCTTTGAGCGCAATCGATATCGGAGAAGTCTTTTTGGGCCGACAGCAAGGAGTCGTGCCGCGTGACCGCCAGATGATCTTTTAGATACGCGCTTACGGAAAGTAGAGGCAGCCATGGCACTTCCGATCGTTTTTGATAATGTGACTTATGGCGTTAATTTCTTGTCTCAGGACAATGATGGCGTCCAGAGTTCCGTATTTGAGAACAATGGCAACAATGATGTTCCATACGTTTTCAATGGAACTATCAGCAGCGTTGGAGATCCGGTCACTCTGACCAACACTTCTACCAATGCTCAGTTTGATCTCTACGCAACGAATTTAGACAATGCGAACCAAATTGTTTTTTCTGAAAACCCAGACGGTTCTGGTTTCGCAATTTTGGTTTCAAACACTCAACTTATCGAAGGACAAACGGAGACATTCTCTGAAAATACGCTCGGAGACTTTACTCCTGTCTGCTTCACGACCGGCACATGGATCCGGACGGAGCGCGGGGAGATCGCCGTCGAGGACCTGCAAATCGGCGATCTGGCGGTAACCGCCTCCGGCGCGCAGCATCCGATCCGGTGGATTGGCCATCGCACCATCAGCTGCATCCGTCATCCCGAACCTGCTCATGTCCAGCCCGTGCGTATCGCCCCCGGAGCACTCGGCGAGAACAAGCCCGAGCGCGACCTGCTAGTCTCGCCCGGTCACGCCATCTGCCTCGACATCCTCGGCCAAGTGCTCATCCCCGCCTCAGCCCTGGTGAACGGCACCACCATCACACAGGAACAGGTCGAGGAAATCACTTACTGGCACGTCGAACTCGACAGCCACGACATCCTCATCGCTAACGGACAGCCCGCTGAGAGTTACCTCGATGTGGGCAACCGTAGCTTCTTCGCGAGTGAAAACGTCGTCGATCCGTTCGCCCTTCCTGATGCACGCCTCGTCGCGGAGCCGGCCTACTGCCGCCCCTGCTTTAGCAGCGGTGCCCTCGTCCAAGTTGTGCACACGCGGATGCGCGAGCGGGCGCTTGCCCTCGGCTGGTCGCTTGTCGAGGAGTCGCTTGCTGGTTTGCACCTCGTCGCTGATGGCCGGGTAATCCAGCCCGACAACGATGGGCTCACCGTGCGCTTCATCGTGCCGGCCGATGCCCAGGATGTTCACCTCGTCTCATCCGCGAGCGTGCCCAAGCATGTTGGCGAGACCGATGATGGTCGGACGCTGGGCGTGTGCCTCAAGAGCCTGATGATCGAAGATGGCCTGACAGCGAGCCGCGAGATCGCTCTCGATGATCCGCGTCTCAGCACAGGCTTTCATATGGCCGAGGAAGGACGTCGCTGGACCAACGGAGAGGCCCATCTACCGCGTGAGTTGTGGCAGGCATGCCGTGGGCACTTCTTCCTGCGGCTGACGCTTGCATGCCCGCCGCTGCCGCGCTGGAAAGCCCCGGGGGCTAAGGCTGAGGCGGCCGAACTGCATTGGCATGGCCTGCAACTCGTGAAAGTGGCCTAGTCTTCGAAACCAGCAGGCCCCACCCAGCTGAGCCGGGCAGGAATTTTCGTGCCCACGAGGCGACGGAGGAGGTGGTGCGGGCGCCGTGCGTGGAGCGCGGCCCCCCGCCGGGTTGACGCAGCGGACTATCGACCGACCGCCGCCCGTCTACCTGATGCCCGCCCCCAGCGGGCTCTTCCATCTCAATACCCACCTTACCCTGCCCGGTTCGCAGGTGCTGGGTTTTCCTATGATGTGCGTTTGCAGCAGGGGGAACCGTGCGGCTGTCCGCAGCTTATCTTCTAAGATACGAGGAGTTCACCTCATGCCGACGCAAAGTCTGCGCCCGACAATGACATTGAGCGATGGAACCGACGTGACTCAGAAGATCACGTTTTCGGATGGGGCTGTCTCCTTGCCGTTCGAGAGTCCGTCCACTGAAAATGCGGCGCGGGGCGCGAACGTCACGGGAAAACGATTTGGCAGTTTCGATGGTCGGCAAGGCTCCGCTGAGGGAAGTCGCCGGTCTGTGGGCGGTTCGCGGTAGTTCGATATCACGATCAAGCCGCACGGTCTGGATGGTGCCGTAGTCGAGATCGGCTGATGAGATACCTCAGTTTGTCGGATCCGTGCTCACTGACGATGGGTTCTATCCAGCCCCGCCGGCACCCGCCGCGCGGGGTTTTTCGTGCCCGCGAACCGTGTGATTTCAGACCGAGCTTGAACAACGCTCTTCGAAGCGGATTGCCCGAATATCGGACTCTAGCGGTCCCTCCCTAACTTGCCCCGCCCGGCTCAGCCGAGGCGGGGTTTTTCGTTTCGGGGTCCGCGTGACACGTCAGAACACCAGCGCTTCTAGCTTGGCGATTTGCCGCTTCAGCCTCTCGATCTCGGCAATACGCATATCTTCGGCGCGGGCGAGCGCGGCCTCTCGGGTGGTGTGCCACTCTCCGCTGCCTACGCCCTCCTGTCCGCGACTCGCCCCCGGCCATTTGATCTGGATGATGTGGCTCCAGCCGGGATCGGGCAGGACCTCACACTCTCGAATGCCGGCACTCAGAGCATACTTCGACACCCATACTGTTTTCGGGACTTCGGGCATCGTCATCTCCGTCGAGAAGGGCTCAAGCTCCGCGCGCCGCCGCGAGCATCCGCTTCCGCACCTCGGCCATGCGGTCGTCGCCGCTGACGCCGGCCTCCGCAGCTTCCTCCCCGACGGTCTCGTAGATCTCCCGCACGGTTTCCTCGTCCAGGCCGAGCCCCTGCGCGAACCGGAACAGGCCGCGCAGTTCGGCAGCGGATTGGTCGGCGTCGGTCATGAGCCTATCGGCGACGGTTCGGTCGGGCCGCCTCACGCGTCATCCCTCGAGACGAGCCAAGCCGCCAGAAACTCCGCCCCCTTCTCCGGATCGTAAACCCGCCCCATGAGCCGCCGGTCCTGATCCTCCGTGACCCACAGGCCAGGATGATCGGCATCCGGGGTCACGTAGCCGGCCACCTCTGTGCCGACTTTCACGACGAAGCCTTCCTCGCCGTTGGGCTCCATGGTGTGGTCTGGTGGGCTGTCGGGCATGGGGGCAGGCTAGCGCGGGAAGGGCAGCCCCGCGAGGCCGATTTTGCGCTTCACGCCTTCTGGGCCCGCGCCGCGAACTCCCAAATCGGCATGCCCGTCGGTGCGCCGGGCGTGTTCCGGTAGCCGCTCACGTTGCCGAACAGGATCCGGTTTGGCTCGATGCCGATCGCCTTATTCCCTCCGGTGATCATCACCCCGCACCAATCGATGCGCAATGTGCCGTGCTGGGGATGAACGCCGAAGAGCTGCGGCGCAGTCCAGCCCAGGTGCACGGCCTCGGCGCCGAAGCGCTCAATAAAGTCGGTGCAGGCCTCGTGGATGTTCGCCCAAGCGGCAGCACCAAGATACCGGCATGGCGAGGCGTTAGGGCGCAGGGTGCCGAAGGCTTTCCGCCACTCGGCGGCCTCGGGTGGGAGATGATCGGGCGCAAGTTCGGGAAGGAGCATCACGGCTGCCGACTGATGGCGGGGCCGACGGCATAGGGTGGCCGGGTTGCTTCAGGCTTACCCGCCGGCCGAGATCAGCCCTTCTCGGCGCGCACCACTGATTGCCATCTGCCAGTCGCCGTCATCGGACGGCAGCATTCGACCCCAAGCGGACCCAACGTCGGCATCATCGTTATGCTGCTCGTTCCGGACCCAAGCGGACCAGTCCTAGTAGGTAGAACGTCGCTCCCGCTCCCAAAGCGCCAACTAGGATTAGCTTGCTATCTTCACTAGCAATCGTGCGGGCCAGCCGTTCGGCAATCGAGTGCGTCATCCACCATTCGTTCTGGCTACCGGTGAACACCATGAAAAAGATCGCCGTGATCCAGGTCACGAAGGATGCCGCGATCGTCCATAGCGCCGTATGCTGGGCTATCTGCCTGCGGAAGATCGCGCCCACCACGAGGGCCACGAGTAAAACCGGCGTGGCCATAACCAGGGTGATCGGTACGAAAAACAGCCCACCGAAGAAGGCGTCATAGAAGAGGTACAGCGTCAGACCTCGCCGGTTGATGGACGCGAACGAAAAAAACAGCCACCCGGACAGACATCCCCCAAGAGCAGACAGGCTAATCCTGGCCGTAAGCGGGATGGGCTCGAACCACTTGTCCATCGTCGTCCTCCCTGACCCGTGCTTCTCTGGCTGCGCCTGCTTTCCACCCTCTGCGGACTCAAGGCGTCCTATCAGGCTCGGGCTAATGGTGTAGGCTTAGACCTCAGCGTCGGGATCGCTCACGCCTTCTGCGCCCGCGCGGGCACAATCGCAGTCCACACTGCTCCGCGCTTGAAGCCGAGGCTGATCTCAGGGCTGGTGACTACCGACCTCGCCCAGCCGTGACCGACGATGGCCGCCGCGAGGTCGAGCACGTAGCCGTCGGCGATCGGATAGGCGTCGGTCTCGGGCTTCGCGAAGTATGCCTCGACCGCGGCATTCACCTGCTTGTCGGTGACGGCCTTGGCCTTGAACAGTTCGCCGACGGTGGGGTTCGGATCAGCCACGCCGCACCGCCAAAAACGGGGTTCTGGGGGAATATCGGGGGAAACGGCGAAGCATCATGCCGCAAATCTCCCCTAACTCGTTGTAAATGCTGGTGGGCGGTGAGGGACTCGAACCCCCGACCCTCTCCGTGTAAAGGAGACGCTCTACCAACTGAGCTAACCGCCCGATCCGGCGCCGCGAAGCGTTACGGAAGGGATTGCGGCTGCGCAAGGTGGGTCTCGCCCTCCTCCCCCGATCCACGCACGAAAAAGCCCCCGGAGCGGCGCTCCGGGGGCTTCGTTCGTTCGATACGAGCGAGAGGATTAGTGGGCGATGACCGCCGCGCCGTCCTCATCCCGCTTCGGCGTCTTGGCCGGGAGGGGCTCGTCCCACTCGATGGGCTCGGGCTGACGCACGAGGGCGTGCTGCAGCACCTGATCCATCCGCGAGACGGGGATGATCTCCAGACCGTTCTTCACGCTGTCGGGCACCTCGGCGATGTCCTTGGCGTTCTCTTCCGGGATCATCACCGTCTTGATGCCGCCGCGGAGTGCGGCGAGCAGCTTCTCCTTCAGACCGCCGATCGGCAGGACGCGACCGCGCAGGGTCACCTCGCCGGTCATCGCCACATCGCGGCGCACCGGGATGCCGGTGAGCGTCGAGATGATCGCGGTGGCCATGGCGATACCGGCCGACGGACCGTCTTTCGGGGTCGCCCCCTCCGGAACGTGGACGTGGATGTCCCGACGCTCGAACAGCGGCGGCTCGATGCCGAAATCGATGGCCCGCGAGCGGACGTAGGACGCCGCCGCCGAGATCGACTCCTTCATCACGTCGCGCAGGTTGCCCGTGACCGTCATCTTGCCCTTGCCGGGCATCATGACGCCCTCGATGGTCAGCAACTCGCCGCCCACCTCGGTCCAGGCCAGACCCGTCACCACGCCGACCTGATCGTCCGCGTCGATCTCGCCGTAGCGGAACTTCGGCGGGCCGAGGAATTCCGGCAGCGTCTCGGGATT